GCATGAGTTTTAGGTCTTTTCAATCCAAAGTCTGTTAAAAATTTTGTTGTGCCTAATACTGCTGAAGAATTAATAAATCCTTTTATTTGAAAATATGGAGCATGATCTTCAACATAAATATAAATCTCTTTAGGCTTGGCAGTAGGTCGTAAAATTAATGAGTTCCGATTATTCTTTTTAGGTCTTTGTGTCCTAATTTGTACTTTTAAATCTTTATAAATTAAATCTGGTTGGCCGCCAACATTACAATGATATTCAAATTTAATATTTAAAAATTTTGCTGCCGCAACTTCACCCATAGCACCAGAAATTGAGTCTGCTAATTGTTCGTTAAAAGTTTTTTTATAACCATAACCCCAATTTTCTTTGTGCTTTAAAGTTTCAAGGCAACGCAAAATTCCTAAATGAGCCGCAGATTGTAATTCGTATAAATCTAATTTAACTTCTTTCATAAAATATAATTTCCATGCTCATCTATGCAATAATGTCCACCTATTGCCTGACCTTGATAAATATAATATCCCCAAACTTGATTTGATCCATTTTCATAGTTTGGGTTTTCAATCCACACCGCAGTTTTTTCAAATGCTTGATCGCAATAAAAATCTTTAAAAGTTATTGGAGTTGTAATTGGTATTTTTACAAACTCATAACCTGTGGAGCTTTTAACTATTAACAATACTAAAAAAAAAGTTTTCAACCTGTTTCATTTTGTTTAGTGCATTGTTTGATGAAGTTTATTAATTTTGGATTTTGTAAAAATATTTTTGCAAATTCTTCAACCATAACTGCAAAGGATTCCTCAGAGTTTGGTTTCTTATCTGTTTTATGAAGAACAAAATGTGCTAGCTCATGCAAAAGCACAGCTATATAGTTTTTAGGACTTAAATTATTTTGAATATAAATTGATGATTTATTGGGTATATATAAGCCATAAGCATTTTCTAGTTGTGCTTGTTTTAACCCCATTTTCTTGACCTTAACCCTGTAATTTTTGTATTTGATTTCTTTTATCATTAGCACAAATCATTATTTTTATCTATACCCATAAAAACCTTAAACACAACCCCTTAAAAAATCCTTTAAAATCAACAATAATAAATTATTGCGAAACTATTGACTTTGTATTGAAAAACCATTACTGATTTGTTTATGGCAAATCAATTAAAAATAATTGGCGATTGTTATAAAAAGTTTGGATTAAAACATACCTCCAAATCTACTGCTTGCCTACCTCACTCAATAAGATTTTTTAAAAAACATATTTTAACTCCAAAAGAAAATTCAGAAATATCTAATGCAAGTTTTTATGGTGGAACTTTAATTCACATAATCGTTCAAGAAAGTTTAACCAAAGGAATGAAAGTTGCAGATGTAATTAAGTCAGAATTAATACAAACTAAAATAGATGAGTATGAACCTTTAAATGAAAAAGATAAAAAAAAATTTGAATTTATAGTTAAGGAAGCTCAAAAAACAGCATTAAACCATTTAGCAAATATTGCAGAATTAGGTGGTCAAAAATGGCAAGACGAACAAGAGCAAGTTTTATGGACACCTCCTGTTAAAACATATTGGCTAATGTATATTGATCTTGTTAGTGAAAATTTATTAGGTGATCTTAAAAATAAATTTGGTAATCCAACATTAACAAAAAAAAATGGTTGGACTTATTCAAATGTTAAATGTCCAGATAGACCTTTTTATTCAGACGTACAGCAAATTTCACTATACCAAAAGGCTACAGGCTTAAAACCATTTTTAAGCTATGCAAGTAATTGTGATAAAAAATTATTTACACAGGAAAATTGTGAAGATCTTAAACAAGAAAATTTAGATAAAGCTCTTAAAGAATTAATGATTTATGAGATTGCTTGGGAGAAAAAATTAGAATTAGCTGATGGTGATTTAGATACTTTGGCTTGGTTATGCTGTCCAGATTTTTCAGATATTAAAAAAAAATCGTTTTGGTGGACAGGAGTTGCACAAGATCAAATAGATAGGTTGTTAAAATATTATGTCTGATATGGGAATCATAAAACCTTTAAGACAAAGGATTAAGGATCTTGAAGAAATTAATGAAGCTCATCAAAAGAAGAATGGTCAGTTAAGAGTTGAGATACAAGAAAAGGATAAAAAGATTAAAGAATTACAAGAACAAATTAACAATCCATTACAAAAAATAAGAGAGGTAGGAGTAATATGAAAGAAGCAGCTTTATCAAAAGCAATAACAGAGTTTAGAAACCAAATAGAAAAAAGCGATTATGCTAATTTGGGAGCTAAAGGAAAATATTTAACTGTGCCATACAGATTAAAATTTATTAGAGAGCATTTTGGCGAAAGAATATCTATACAAAGTGAAAGCTATGAATGTTCAGATGGTATGTTTAGATTTAAAGCAAATATATTGTTAGATGGTGAGCTTATTTCTGTTGGTGAGTCTAAGCAAAATATAAAAAAAGATAAAGAATTTGAAAAGCAACAAACAGTAGCCATTGGTAGAGGACTTTCTTTTGCTGGATTCTTTGGTGATGAGATTGCAACCGCAGAAGAAATGGAGCAATTTTTAAAACCACAAAAACCAAATGTTGTACCAATTAAACCTGTAGAAAATTTTAACGCAGATGAATTTGTAAAAGAATGGATTGAGAAAATGACTAAGCAAGCTCAACATTCAATCTCTCAAAATGCTTTTGAAAAAGGTATGCAACCACTTAGAGAGAACTACGCAAAAGAACTTCAACTAATCTCAACCGATCTTATGCAACAAGCTTTGATTGATGAGTCAGAAAACACACTAAAAAAAACAATAACTAATAGGAAAAAATAATGGCAGACTATAATAATACAATCGCTTTTTGGAAGCGAAAACCTAGAGAAAAAGATGAAGCTGGAAAAAAATATCCAAATTATTTAGGCAAGATGACTGTGGATGGTAAAAAAAAGGATGTTTCTTTATGGATTAATATGACCGATCCTAAAGAAAGAAAAGAAGGTGAACCAGATATGAATGGCAAAATACAAGAGCCATACAAAAAAGAAGAATAATGGCAGAGCAAATAAATCCATCGCATTACAAAAAAGATATTGAAACGATAGATGCAATAACTTCGCAATTATCTCCTATGGAAAACATAGGAGGATTGCGTTGGCAAATCTTAAAATATGTAATGCGTATGGGAGATAAGCATGGAGGTACAATAGATGCTTGTTTGATGGATATAGGTAAAGCCGAATGGTACATTAACAGGCTAATCAAATACTTAAACGATCTTAAAGAAGATAAATCGTTTATTGATACTCCCACTAATGTTGCCGAACTATTTAAGGAAAAAAAATGAAAAATGGAAATGGCACAATCTACTTTTCTGAGGTCAAGCATAAAGTTTTAGACTTTATTAGAAAGTATATTGAGCAACATGATTATTCTCCAACCTTTTTAGAGATTGGTAATCACTTTAATTTTTCAAGAGCCAGAGCTGGCAAGATTTGTTCTGAACTCTACAAGATGGGTTTAATTAATAAAGGTGGCTCATCGCATAGAAAAATTAGAATGAATCCTACTCAATTAAAGCAAGTAAGCAGTTTAAAGATTAACAGAGAATATTCAACTCATGGATAAAGTTATGAAAGAAAGTTTTTATGAAGCAAGTGTAAGAATTGATGAATTTGACAATGCTGAATTAGCAGCAAAATCAAATAAGCCTAGCGAAAACGCAAAGGTTGAAGTTCTGGATTTAAATTTACAATTATCCAGAATTAAAAATAAACTAAAGGAGCAAGATGGATCCCAAAAAGGTTCAGGAGCTGAAGCTACAGCAAGAGGAGGAATCAAGAAAGATGAATAAGTTCAAAGACTTGGTTCAGAAAAAGAAGAATAAGATTGCTGAGATCAGTTCTAAAATTTTTGAAGAAGAATCAAAAAGAGAATTTAGAATTAGTTCTTAATTAGATTTTTCGCATGAATACTAGAAGTTGAAATAAACTTAATAGGGATCAACTGCTCTAAAAAAAG